TACATTCCAATTGACATTGAAGGGGCTAAACTATTATACCAGGTTATAGCAGGATGCTATGAGAAAAAAAGCATAATATTAACTACAAACCTTGAATTCAGTAAATGGAACAGTATTTTTTTCGATGAAAAGCTAACAAACGCTATACTTGATAGGATGGTCCATCACAGTCATTTACTAATATTTGACGGCCCCAGCTGGAGGCTCCAAAATTCATTAATGAAATACAATTAATTTACAATTATGGTAATGCGGATGTTGCAAAGATTTTTTTCAAAAGTTTGTATTTAATTATTGCAAAACACATATATAAACATATTCGTATGTTTCGCCATACTTAACCATTTTATCTAAGATTTTAAAATCAATAGAATTATATCTTGCTTTAGTATAAACTTCTTTAAATACTTCTAATGTAGTTTTATCATCACTTGTTAAAGTAACTGGATTTTTTAAAAGGAATGATGTTTCAAAGTTTAATAATGTTTTTGCTAACTGTAATACTATTTTTCTTGTCTTATAAGGTTTGCCATTATATTGTTCATTAGGTCTATTTAATATTGCGTGTTTTCCATTTAGATATTCTTTTAAATCAATTATATTCTGTACTCTGTCATAGTGCCATTGTTTAGTAATTTCATCTTGAAACCATGTATTAGAACCATCATAATATTTTTTTATATATTCCCTTAACTGCATATTAGAAACCTCCTAATTGTAATTCTATTTTATAATTGTCTGCATCTATTTCCTGTAATCTTGGCATCTTAAATGCTTGAATTTCATTCCTCATTATTACAATATTCTCTTTAGTTTTAATATCATCAAATACAAAGAAATCCCATGATTGAATATTCTTTGTGTATTTATTCCTATTGAGCCAATCTAAAAAATCCATGCATTGATTTTCGTCTACATGGACTATTAGGTCTTTTATAAAAACTTTGTTTCTTAAATAAAACTTTATAGGATATATTAATTCCTCTTTTTTAATTTTACTTTTTGATACTATCATGCTAACCTCCTATATCTTAATACTGTCGGTTATACCGACGGTATACCCCTGCGTCAAATTTGACGCTATTCCATTTTTGGTTTAGGGGTCGATAACTTATCGACTCCTAAATATAATATCTTCCTAATTTTAAACTCTGTACCGCCAATGCTGTACTTATTACAAGGTCGTCAAAATTGTTTTTTCCTCTAACATTACCTAATTTTCCGTCTTTCTCCATAAATATTTGCATTTGCTGTAATGTTTCCCTGTCGTTTAAAAGAATTATTCCTTCCTCAAATGCTTGTTTAAAATCTTGTATCATTTTACTTTTGCTTATTACATCTGTATTCCAACCTATTTCTAATGTTTTTCTTCCTGTGGTCTTGTCCCATTTTTTAGTTTTATTTAGGTTTAAATATCCTATTTCCCTTTTTAATCTATTTATTAGGTCTAAACCGTAACTATTGCGTTCTATCATTAAACAAGCATAATTAAAATAATCACCTAAAGCATTAACTACATCAGCAAATCTATAAACTGGTAATCCACTTTTATAAAATACTGCAACTTGTTCACCGCTTGAATCTAATATTGATACTGCCGATAAGTCGCCTTCTTTTGAAAGTCCGCTTGCTGTGTCTACTCCTGCAAAGTACATTTCTTTTGACTTTGGCAATTTATATATAAACAAACTCTTATTTAAGTAAGGGTAAAGTATTTCGGGTAAATTATTTATTTTTTTTATTGGCTCTGGTATAAATAGTAATCTATCATTTAGTTGTTTTTGGTCAAATACACTTTCTTGAGTTGAAACAAATGCTTCTTGCCATGTAGAAGGGAAATCTTTTTTAAATTGTTCAAGTGTCATATCTTTTAGTCGCCATCTACGCCACATGAGTTGCACTTTTGTTGCCCCCATTTGATATAATTTTTTCTCTGTATCATCCATTTCATCATCTGTCAAATATTTAATTAAACTTCCCTTTTGATACCATTGTTTAGCCATTTCGTATTCAAATTTATAATACCTCTTTGACCCTTCGCCCAACCAATTATAAAAAAATGCTTTATATTTCGAATTTCCTGCAATAGCATCTTTATATAAATAATAAAAATAATTTAATCCTTGTGCTGTGGACTCTATAATAATTTTTGCATTAGGACTTTTTACTAAAGCACTCTCTATAGTCGATAGATTTTCCTGCACGTCATCATCATATAGTGCAAACTCAGATAAGTGTATCATTGTTAAACTATATCCTCTGCCTATACCATCTGCACTCTGTTTACTTGCTGTTTGAATTGATATTCTTGAATTGTTTTCTAAAAATAATTCTTTTTCGTTACTTTTTCTAAATTTAATTCTATATTTTTCTGGTATTGACTCATACATCAGTTTTAATTTTGTAAAAAGGGTGTTAGTAGTACTTTCTAAATGTGCTAATAGTATGTAATTACTGTTCGGTATTTGAAAGGCATAGTAAAGCATAAGTCCTAAACTCAAGGTACTAAATCCTATTTGCCTTGACTTTAGAATAATATTGTACCTATCCATATTATTTAAAAAATCCTGCTGTTCTGGATTAACTTCAAAGGGTACTAATTCACCGTTACAATCTATCTTCACAAAGTTTTTTAGCCATAGTGCAGGATTGGAATTAATTCTTCTTAGTTTTTCCTCTGTTGATAATCTTGGCATACGCTATCACCTTCTTTTTTCTGCTTAAACATTTTATTTTAAAAGGGCATAAAATAAGCAGGTAATATAAATATACTACCTGCTTAAAAAAGTCGCTCTAAAGCCCTGTAAATGCGTTTAAATGCTATTCTAAAATAAGCCCATCATCTTCCTGTTCTTCCTTTTCTGGTTTATTCTTTTTATGTTTAACTGATTTTTTTAATTCTTCTTGAAGTAATAAAAATGTTTTAATTGCTTTATCATCACCCTGTTTTGCTTTTTCTAATACAACATCATATATTTCTAAAAGTTCTTTATTTGATTTATCTAAAAGTAGTATATTCATTAAGTTTGTATATTCTTCCGAGTTTTCCCATTCCTTTAGGAAGTTATATTTTCTTATACTTCCTTTGCAATATTTTTCTATTATTTCTTCCTCTGTCAATGTTGAAAAATCTGTATTCCTGTTTGAAAGTCCATTTCTCCACATAAAATAAACAAATTTATATCTATTTGAGGGTATGCTGTAATATGGCTTTAATGCTTGTCTAAGTTGTGGTGATATATTCATATGTTATTCCTCCGTTTCATTTAGTATTAAAAAAGGATAACCTTTTGAAGTTATCCCTAATTTTTGCTTTAATTCGTTGTTTGCCTTAACTCTTTTTAAATTATAACTTTCCAATATTTCCTGTAAACATCTTTTTAACTTAGTTTTCTTTTCTTCTTTTCTACCTCTTATTTGTTTTAATATTTGTTCCTCAGTACAATATCCTTGTTGCTGTATTAAATCTATTATTATTTTAGTTGCTTTTTCTGTAAATTGTTGACTTGCTTTAGATAGTTTTTCATTTTGCTGTTGCACATATACTTTATTTGCTTCATCTTGATTTAAACTTCTAATAAGCATTTCCCTGCTGAATCCTGTCATAGTCATATTTTTTTCTTTATATAATTTTGCTTTAGTATTAGCATCTTTTAAACAATAATAATTATAAGAAGGTACTGCATAATATGATATTAAATATTTTTCTTTTTTATATGCTTCTGTTCTTTGTAAATATTTATTAGGAATATCTTCTTTACTTAATTTTTCTAAAAATCCTAAAAACGCAAATAAATTAATTCTATTGTTTGTAAGTCCTATATTATTACTGTTTAAATAATCTGCAATATATCTTATACTACTAAAGAAAATTGCTTTATCATCACTTATTAAATCATCATCAATTACATTTTGAATTGCTAACTCATTTAAACATACTAAATAAGGAATATATCTTTTTACGACTTTATATAATTCTGGATATTCCTGTTCAAATTGACTTGACATTATATATTCTATATTTTCTTTTAGCATTTCCTTAATTTTCTTTTGCTTTTCTGTTTCAATTACTTCAATATCATATACCTTTTGTATAAATTCTAATGCTTCAACTTTATTACATTTTGCTATTGCTTCAACTAATGTTGTTATTGTTCCCATAAAGCCACAACCAAAACATTTATAAACCTGTGTACCATCTTTTAGAGTAATTATATGTGCTGAAGGGTTAGAATCTTTATGTATAATGCAATTAAACATTCCTTCCCCTACACCTAAAAAATCATTTATGCTAATTTTTGTGTAAATAATGTGCTTCAAATCCGCTCTACAACTGGCTTTAAGGGGTGTAGGGTAAAAAGTGGAACAATAAGTAAGATATATATTATTATCTTTCTTATTGTTCTTGTTTTTAACCCCCATGCCTTCAACCCTTGATATATCTACATTTGAAGGCATTTTTTTCTCAAATTTATTGCAAAGTAACCTTTTCATTTTATCTATATCTAATCTGTGTATAGCATCTATGTGTTCATTCATTTCATCAATGCTATATTGTTTTAATACATTTGTTTTTGTTGATATATTCTTTTCCTCTAATACAAAATTAGGTACTTTTTTATTCAAATGCTGTATAAAATCATCTGCATTATACCGAATGTCATTATATTGCAATACTTTGCATAGATATTGATTATTTATATCTTTAGTCCAATAATAATCTGGTAATCTCATTATTCTTTCAAGTGTATAAACTCTTTCATCACTATTAAAATATTGTATTAGTTTATTCTGCACTTCCTCAAATTGTTCTACTTTTGCATTATCAATAAGCCAATATATATGGTATCCGTTTCTTGTATCAATAATAAAAGAAGGCATAAGTTCAAATTCCTGTACCCTCTGTAATATCTTGTCTTTATATTGTTTTACTGTTTTAAAATCAAAATAGTTATCTTTATCATCTCTGCCACAATCACAATCAATATAAAAGGCATTTATTTTGTTTATTTGTTCTTTTTTAGTGCCTCCGCTATTTACTACAAAATAAATATTATAACCTTGTTCATTCAATTGTTTTAGTTCATTAATCATATTATTGTTATAATATCCATTCAAATTAATAGGTCTTTCACCATCTTTTAATGCTCTGAAATTAATTTTCTCATTATTAAATATCTTATTTAGAAATGTTTTCGTATTCATCTAAATTTCCTCCTTTTAGTTGTTCGCTTATAGTTTGCTTATATTGTTTAGTTATAGTTTCATATTCCTTTATTGCCTGCCATATTTCTTCTCTATTTTCAAAGAAGAATATTAAACTCTTGTTATTTGTTTTATTTATTGCTAAATCAATAATTGGGTAACCTTTATTGCAAAGTATTTTTGCTAATTTACTCGAATAAACTGCTATATTATTCTTCATTTATTAACCCTCCAATTTCAACTTTGAATAATTAACATAGTTTTTCCTTGTTAGTGCTAAAGAAAAAATGTTTGAATCCAATTCATCTTTAGTTGTTTCATTGGTAATTGGTTTACTGATATATTCAAATTCTTTTATTTTTGTAAATTTATTTTTAGGCATAAAAAAAGGAAGTCCTAAAACCTCCTGTAATTCTTTTAATTTAATGTTTGTTTGTAGTCCACCATTATTAAACCATATTTTTCCGTTTAGGTTATATTTTATTATGATATTTATAAAATCTTCTAATGTGTATTTTTGGCATAAGAAATATAATTCTTCAAATCCTAAAACATCAACTAAATTATGCTTAAATATATTTCTAAAATTAGGTATATAATATCCTTTATATCCTGCATCAATTGCTAAAAGTATTAATTTGCCTTCCTCTGTTTTAGGTAATGGTAATTTAAATAATTTATATAAATATAATGCTGTACTACCCGAATATTTTTGTATATAGTTATCATTAGTTATTGTATTATTTAAATTAAAAGCATCTGGATTATATTTATCTTGTTCGCTTAATCTTGTAACATGATTAGATAAACAATATCCTTCCATTAAATCAATATCTACACCTATATAATCATTTCCTGTTTGTTCGGACTGATATAAACTCCTAAAATCATAGAAGTAATTTATTCTATATCCTTTTACTTGTTCTACTAAAATACAACTATATAAACTATCAATATCATTACTAAGAATCAAATCATAGTTTTTCATAATCGGGATAGGTCTGCTCTATCCCTTATTCACTAAAAATTATAGGATTAACTCTACCTTAGTTATATCCCTTATTCTACCTTCAATGGTGAATAAGGGATAAATTATGTCAGAACCATCTTACGACACCTCCATTATTTTTGTTTCCTGTTGTTTCGTTTTTCAATATCGTTTTCTATTTGTTTTGTTTGTTTTTTCCACTTCTCAATCATTTTTTCAAATTTTTGTTGTTGTGTTAGTTCTTTTTGCATAATTCTTCACTCATTTCATATCGCTTTATAAATTCATCATATTTTTCCTTAATATAACTATAAGCATCTTTATTAATTTCTTTTTTCCTTTCAAATCTGCTTAAACTTGGTATAGATATTTGTATTGCTTGAGATATTTCTTTTAGTTTTACATTTCTTCTTTTACGCCATATAGTATAATAAAAATCATTATTTTCCATATCTTTCCCTCTCCTTGAAAAAATTTGCATAAAAAAAGAAATGAACCGTATAAAACAGTCCATTTCCTCCTTCAGATATTTTAAAGATGAATTACTGAGCAATTGCTACTGCTTTACTATTGAGTACCTTTAATGAACATTCAGTAATTACCATACCTTTCATGTTGTCGCCATCTTTTGCTAATGTTTCAAATGCTGGTTTTCTAAGGTATGATAATCTTAAATAAGCAGGGTCAACAACAAGTATCTTATCAACTGGCATATGTCTATTTAATACAATATTTACAATACCATAATTAGTTATAACCTTGTTTGCAACAAAGCCAAAGGTATTCATTGGCATATTGTAATTAATTTGATTAGCATAGAAAGTGTCAATAACTTCTTTAAAATCTGCATTTACAAAACAATAAAATTCATTTGAACCTAATCCATTATCCCACAACTTTTTAACTACCGCTTTAAAATCTGAAAGTGATGGTGCTGTAGTTATATCAATTATATTTCCAGGGTCTGCCTGTTCAAATATTGACTTCATTCTCCTTATATATGGTGCTGTGCTTCCATCGTTGTAATTTGTAGATGCAAGCATCTTCTTTTCTATATTAACTTTAACTTCGGTTAATCTGTCGTTTATTTCGCTTGCAAATAAATCATTAATACCTAATACATTACTTGCCTGCGCTGAACCACTAACCTGTACTGCCTTTGAGAATATTTCCATTACATTAGATTTTTCTGCTCTGCCACTTGAAACAAAGGTATCAACTGTAAATCCTTCTGCTTTTGAAATATCTGCTGTTTCGTCAAGTGTCTTTTCTCTCCAGTTAATAGTTACACTTCCAGCATCTTCAACTAACTTCTTGTTAAGTAAAAGAGTTGTTAATGGTGTGTCCATAGGTGCAACAAGTGCAATTTCCTTTGAAAGGTCAATATTTTCATGTAGTGTAAAATTAGATGTTTTAATCATATTTTATTCCTCCTTATTATCCAAAAATTTTATTTAATTTATTAAAAATCATACCTTCAACATTTTTGTCCTTTTCTGCTATTGAGTAACTATCATCTTGCTTATGGTCATTCGGCTTATATGAGTTGTCAATATCCTGCTTTTTCTTTAATTCAACTAACTTATTAATTTTTACTTGTGCCTTTTTAATATCATCACTTTCTATCAGTTCAAATACTTCCTCTGGGTCAAGTCCTGCCTTTGTTGCTTCAAATTTAATTTGTGTTGCTATACTGTTTTTTTCTAATTCTGCATACTGCTGTTTCATAGTTTCAAAATCAGCAATACTTTTTTCCATTTCTGACATTTTAGTTTGATATTGTGTTAGTATCTCCTGTACTTCCTCTTTTGTGTAATTATCTTTGTTTAATTCAATCATGTTTCCTTATCCTCCTTTATTTTTAGGGTGGTGAATTATTATATAAAGCAAACATTGGTCTATATATCATCAGCATATTACTGTTGATACCTGTAAAAATTTAAGTAAAAATTTACATAAAAAAGGCAGGTAGCAATTAATACACTACCTGCTGTGGGAAAGAATACCGTTTTTTCTTGTTTTGGAGGAGGTGGGGTTTGAACCCACATAAAAACGGTCAAAAACTACCATTTATGAGCATATTGTTCTTTTCTGGCAAAAAGCCAAAATGAAAGGAGTATATATATTAACCCTTACGGGATTAATAACATTTTTATTTTTATTTTTTTTTGCAATAAAAATATAAAAGGGTACATATAAGTACCCTTTGAAAGGAATGTATATTATGATAATCCCCTAATATATATTAATCCTAATGGAATGTAGTTCGACAGGACATACCCTTGCTTTTTTAGCTCCACATCTTACGGTTGTGGTTTAACCGAATATTATATTAATATTTTAAAAAATTTGATATATTATTTTTTTGTTCTTTCTCTTTCATTATATCAAAATGGGGGTATGAAGTCCGTAAAGCCACTATTTTCAAGGGGTTACGGGATTTTCTAAAACTTTAGCAGGTCTATATTTATCTTTGTACTTGTGCCATGCTTCTCTTTGCCATTGTAATTGCTTTTCCTTCCAACAACTACTGCAATATTTTTTACGGTTTGATGTTTGTTTGATTGGTATGCCACAGTTGGCACAGCGGATGTATTGTTCTGGGTAGAGTATACTTAAATAATAATCTATTATTTCATCATAATTTTTTTTGTTCTTTCCTTCTCATTAATAGACAAATTATTACATAAAGTCCGTAAAGCCACTATTTTCAAGGGGTTACGGGATTTTCTAATTGGTAAAGTTTTTGTTTATGATAATATCTTAATGCCTTTTCTCTATTTTGTTGTAATCTAATATCCTTCCAACAACTACTGCAATATTTTCTACGGTAAAAATAAAAACCACATTTCATTTAAAGATTATATTTATATTTTATTAATAAAAAAATACCCTTATCGGGTATGTAATGCTTTATGAACAAGTCCCACACTAATATTAAAATGCTCTGCTATTTCCTGTATAGTCATATTATTTTCATTTTTTAATTTTTGAATTTGTGTTATTAGTTCATCATTAAGTTTACTTTTCCTTCCTGCTCTGCGTTCATTATGCTTTTTATGTTTTAAATTATTATAAAGTTCAAATAATGTTTGATAATTTTGTTTTAAATCGTTGTATTGTTTTAGAAGGATATTGTATTCATTTCTTGTAATTATGTCTTTGTATTGTTTATTAAGATTAGTTATTTCATTGATTAAACCTTCTATTATTCTATCTTTCTGTTTTAATTTTTCCTCTAACTCTGCTTTTGTCAT